AGAACAGCTTCTAACCCCTACGGAAGTATATTGCTCTTCTTCTAAGATTTTTATAATCTTTTCTATATCATGTCGTTTGTAAATTTCATCTGAATCTAAATTCCAAATGTAATCTATATCGTCACGCATATGTGGCATATAGGCTCGACACTCTTCGTCCTTCCCCTCAAACTGACCATGAACAACAGTGATCTTATTCTCTGGGTCTGGGAAGTTGTCTAAGATCTCATTTGTTTTATCTGTAGAGGTAGTGTATCCTTGATCCTGCCAGTATCTTACAGGGCCTTCTGCAATAAGAATTTGAGTAGCGTAGGGGTAAACAGACTCTAAGCACTCTTGAAGAACATAATCTCCATTGAACACAATCATCCCAAAAGCTATCTTCACTATCTAACCTCCTGTGCATACTCTCTATACATTTGGTTGAGGGCTGGAATTGCGAATACTTGGAAGTTTAAAGTATGATCCGCATAATTACCCGAAGTAGGGTGGTCTAAACTAAATCTTGAAAAGTGATTAAAGACTAAGGGTTGCACTTTATTTCCCCACACTACAGTTCCGTCCCTATAAAAATTATCATAAACATACAATCTGTAATTCCAAGGGGCTCCATGAGCAAAAGTTTCATCTAAGATAGCAATATCATACATCCTAGGAAACTCTTCCAAATACTTTTGATCCCCACAAGTCGCTAGATCAGGTCTAGATTCATTTAAAAGACAATCATTCCACCATCGTAAACAGTTGAGACCATCCTCATCATTTTTAAAGAAGATAATCCCCACATTATATTCTCCATCTGGGGAGGTGCTAGTATTATGTCTGTGTCGTATGATCCCAATGCTTCGATCTCCCAATTCTTTAAAGATGATAAGAGGGTCTTGATAAAAATAAATATCCGAGTCCACATACATAACGGAATCCGCTCTATTACTCTCTAATAAATACCTAGAGAATGTAGAGGCTAAAGACCAGCAGTACTCGTTATAAGGTTTTCGATTCTTATACTGTAAGATTTCTGGGCGGGAATCCTCTACTTCCTGAAGTAAGATGGGCACTACGCAATCATACTGCGACACACGGGAATAGGTATCGGAGTCCAGGCATAGGTAATATAGGATAAGCTCTTCCGAAGATACTCTAGTTAATGAATTAATTAAAGCTACACCTTGCTTGAGATAATTCTTATCAGATAGAGTACAGAAATATCTCATACCCGCTTACTTTCTACTCCATCTCCAATCCAATCTATATTCGGCTCTTCTTCGTTAATAATTTTCATTTGTGCATCTCCCTCATTTTAGTATCTTGTTTAATATGCTCAGGCATACCAGAGGGCTTCGTACTTATCCCTTCTGGGTTGCGGTAATAACTACCTACAGGCTCAACCACTTTAAAGAACTCTCTCCCTTTTTTAGACATACGCAACCACATCTCGTAATCCCCAGATATGGTAAAGGAGGGATCAAACAAACCATCTTCAACTAAGCTTAATCTTTTAACCATAGGGAATGGACCTCCTATACACAATTTCAATAAAGTTTCATGGCTATACTCGGGCCATTGAAATATGCCTGTTATATTTTGATGATCCACATCCTCACAAACAACACAGCTTCCGTAAAATATATCCACAGTTGGATGTATCTTAGCATAAGTTAAATAAGTTAGCAGTCCTGTAGGATAAAGCCTATCATCAGTATTCAAATTAAGGACGTAGGGAGTTTTTGCTCTTTTTATAGCTTCATTCCAAGCTTGATAAACATTAATTCTTTGGTCAGACTCAATAATGATTTTATTGATCCCTTTCCTAAACTGAACATCTTTAATCGTTTGTAGAGATCCATCTGTTGAGTTAGCATCTACGAAAATAATATCAAACTCTGCTAAAATTTGATTGTTAATATTTTGTAAGTAACCATCTATCCACTTCTCTGAATTATAAGTGGAGCATAGTATTGTTACAGATCCAGTACTTTTTTCCATCGTTCTAATACCTCCTTTTCCCCTAAAATCTCTTGTCCGTTGCTAGGTCCATCAAAAGGGATTCCAGAGAGTTTACATTCAGCCTCTACAAGCCCATAAGTTTCACTAAGGGATGAGTGATACACCTTACTAATCTGCGAGTACATGGCTTCTGAATTGTCCTCATGACCTTCTAAAGTAACCTTTGCCTTCACACTTAAAGCGGGACGGACAAAGTTTTCATAATACAGTCTATCGTTATTTTCTCCAAAAAGCTTAACTTTGGAGAAACCATCTTTAACAGCCCTGTAAATAGATTCGTGAGTCTGTTTATTTTTATCAATACTCCCAACTACCCCTGCTACCCCATTATTTGGATTTATCCAATTTACCTTTTTAACGAGAGGAGGAATAATAGCAAAAGGATGATTTACTCCATGCCAAGACCGTTGAGAATTACTCACATATACTACAAAATCGTACTGCGATAAAGATACCTCTTTAAGTGGAAAAATATCTTTCTCATGGCAATACAGAATATGCTTCTTAACTCTAACCTCATTGGGAACCTTGATAAAATGACTGATCAAAATATCATCAGGACCAAGCAGACACTTATCTAAAGAATCAGCTTTACATTTATCCATATGCCACTTATGAGGACCGTAAAAAGTACAATCATACCCATTGTCATTCAACAAATTTGCTAAACCAATGTGAGCTATGGTTCCTCCTCCAGGGTTAGACCAACCACTAATTAGCTTGATTTTGGACATTTTACTTTTGTAGGAGTTTTTTATATAATTTAAGACGTTCTCCAACGAGCTTATTCATATCAAAATTTTCGTCGGTAAGTTGACGTAAATTATTCCCCATACGCTCTCTTAGTTTTTTATCTTTTGCCACTTTAGATAAAACTCTAGTCCACTCACTAACTCCTTTTGTGGGATCAATTAAATATCCTGTCTCTCCGTTAACAATCCATTCATCATAAGATCCAACATTAGAAGCAATCAAGGGAACATTATACCTTCCACACTCAGCTACCTTAATTTCAGACTTAGAATCATTGAAATCATTAGGTTCCAATGGAGCTAGTGCTATATCCATATTAGAATAGAACTGTCCATACCTATCAGGTCCAAGCGCATAATGAATACCCCAATTAGCGGAACCTTTAAACCCTCTTAATAAGATATCTTTATATTTCTTCCATACATCCCACTGCCAATCATCTTTGGGAGTATTTGGGGGTGGATGCCCGTAAAAGTCCCATCTACAATTCTCTCTGCCCACTCTCCCATTAACCATCTGAGGAACCCCAGCAAAGTATTTTACATCTTGCTCATGATGAATTCCTCCTGCCCATCCAAACCTACAATAATTCTTTTTAGGGGGAGCAATCTTGGGCATATTCCAACATGGTAAATTGTAATCAATTGAGTTCTTTACAATAGCCAAAGTATGTCTACAATAAGGCATTACCCTCTCAGCAAACTTTTTCTGTGTTACTGTAACTAAATCTGAATGTGAATAGATAAACTTTGTTATCTCGGATAATCCTTTTTCTTTATAAACTCCGTATAGTCTGTGACCCTCGTATAAATCTGTTAAAAGATCATCAGTATCGTAATGAATAAACTTCCCAAACTCTTTTCCCTTACCAACAATCCTAGCTGTATAATTCCCTCCGAAATTAGCAAGATTATTTAAAACAATAATATCTGCCCATTTCATGTCGGCAAAATCCCAATCAGGAATCCACTTCCCCGTTTTTTCATCTATTCCTAGAGGATTTTTATTCCAGCGAATTTCTACCTCATCTCCGTATAATTCCTCTATCTTTTTATAGGGGGCTATTACTCTATAGTAAGCACAACCTCCCTCATTAGCAGGACACGCTAGTATTTTTAGTTTATCACTCATAGGTATAAAAAATAAGGAGGTCCCCGAAGGAACCCCCTTATTATAGTTTAGAAAAGCCCGATACTACTCTAGTTTTTAGGCTTCTTCTTCTTCTTCCGCGTCAAAAACATCCTCTGTTTCAGGAGAGGAGTGAGTCATACCTAGAGCAGCCGTAACACCAGCGACGACCCCACCAACATCTACATTCTTATCCGTAGGAACAAGTGCTTTGAAAGCTTTAACATAGTGCTTACGCTTACGCTTGAAACCCAGCGCAAGTAGAGCTTCCCATCCAGCAAGTGCAGGGACGAAAGTTTTACCAATATGCATTGCTGCATCAAAAGCAGTACCAATAGCAGTATCACTCATTTCACCCATAAGGGGGATATGCTGGGCATCTTCACTCACAAGAGCTTCTTTAGGAACTACAACCACATCCATACCTTCGGGAACTAGATCCCGAACAGATTCTGGGAGTTGATCCACAGGTACTGTAGCAAACTCTTCGCCATCCACTACATTATCTGCGGTAGTAACCACAAGACTCTCCCCACCCATAAACTCACTTACTGCTTGACATGAAACGATGCCAAAAAGTAACAAACCAGCAATCATAAATTTTCTCATAATATTTTAATTTTGTAATTGAGAGAGGTAGTCATTGTCAGAAACTTCAGTTTGTTCCTGCGGCGTAGAACTACCTTGTGCTGGTACACCTCTCAGCGTATCAGCAGACTTTTTAACATCTTCGTATTCTTCTAGCTTAACTAGATCATGAATATCATGAAGACTACCCATAACTTCAGCAATTTCCTTGTTACTTCCCAAAGGAGAAGCCTTAGGACGCGGCTGAGATTGGTCATACTTCGGCCATTGATCTTCCATAATCTTCACGATTTTAAAATCATGACCGTTCTCAGGATCAGTAATGTCACCAAAATCTTCATCAAGCATGGCAGCAATAATCTTCTTGAAAAGAATCACCCCAATGGAAAGAATCTTAACGTCGCCGCTTTCTCTATCCATAACGTTCATGTAATAACGAGAACGAGGTTTAATCTGACGAGCTAAAGCTTCGTCTTCCTTTCGACCATAGCCCCTCTCGGGCTTCCACAAATCGAAATACAGATCACACAGAGGACACTTCTCCCCTTGCATTCTACGACAATGCACATTTTTCACCGTGTTATTCGGTTGAGGAATACGGTGAATCTTAGTTTCCGCATAGAACTCCTTCTCATCATCTTTCCAGGGGAGAATGCGGACTGCATTAGAACCCTCAGGGATTTGATAGAACTTCTGAAGAAAGTCTGTGTTACTACCCGCAGTGGGGTTGGTCAGTTGCTCATGCTTAAGGCGCAGAGCGTCAAGGTCAATAGCCATTTTTTAGTCTCCTTAGTTAAATAGTTAGTGTATTATAGTAGATTTACTTATATAGTTTAGTTTCTTCTCGTTTATTTGCAGAAGCTTGGATAATCATATCCTTTTTATGCTCAAGAGCCCGTACCAGCCCTTTGAGAAGTTCGTATTTAAAAGATGCTTGATTCACCTCAGACTGTAGGAGTCCATATTGAGGATCAGAAAAAACCAAGTCATCCAAATCTTTAGCAGTCAATTTAGCTACAGATTTAGCTTTAGCTTCTTTGCGGAATTTAGATATAAACTGTGTTAGCTCAACACTTTTATTATTCATATCATTTTTAGCAGCACACATCAATCCATAGTAGTATGAATAGACAGATGCCTGTCTCATCATTTCATTATCAATTTGAAACTCACTAAATTCCGTCAGGGCATCGCTGATGTCTTTATAATTGTCCCAGGTAAAGTCTTCAAGAGATTCGATCAAATCGGTCATTTTAATAGTCTTGGGGGTACAAACGAGGGGTGAAGTTACAGCCTTATAATAGGGAAGACGGGGAAATTCTCAACACAAAAAATTAATAAGCTTCTGTTTCGGAGCCACTCTCCCCCTGTACAAGTTCTTCAGGACAATTTTCTTCCATGTAAGATATTCCCATATATTTACATGGTACTTTCTGAGTCTCATAATCTAGAACTAATTTCCCACTCACTGGAAGTTCGGAAGATTTTGGAGAGAGATTCTCTTCTTCAACAGGGTATAAAG